AAGCGGAGAGATAATCCGTGAGCAACACACGCGGTCGTCAAGCAGGCTTAGACGATACTAAGAACTATCGAGAGCAGATGGGCTTTCGCTTTAAGCGCAAAGACTACACCTACTCCCCAGTCCTGCACTTGATGACCTTAAGCGCTTACACTCAAGCCAGTGTCCAAAACACTGATCAGCAAATGGTCTTAGTCGATAAGAACCTAGGCAAGCGTAAGCTCACACTGACAATCCTGGAGCTACAAACACTGCTCGATAAATGCGACCGCGCTTTGTTCAAGATGGAACGAGCGCGGACTAAAGTTGATGAGGTGGCGGAGTGATCGAGTACTGGTGCGACAGACCTGGCGGAGACTACACGAAGCTATTCGCGCGAGATGCGCGAAGAAACCTGACTATTGCGCGAATGATTGGCGGAGTTCAGTGGGCAGCGGATCGGCGCACAACCCGGCAGTTGCTAATTGCTGAGTGCCGAGACATGGAGCTGTCCATTGACGAAGCGTTCCGAAACCAGTCAGTTGATGAGGTGGAAGCGTAATGGGTGCGTCTTACAGCGATGAGCTATTTGACGAAATCCTAGAGCGCATCTCAACTGGTGAGAGCGTGGCTTCGATTTGTGACGAAGAAGAAATGCCTTCGCAGCGATCATTCTACAATTGGTTGAATAAGGATGAGAGTCTAGTTCAGAGATACGCGCACGCGCGAGAGGCGCAGGCAGACGCAATTTTTGACGACATCCTTTCGATTGCTGATGAGGCCCGCAATGATTGGATGGAGCGTACCGGCGAAGACAACGAGGGCTGGCAACTCAATGGAGAGCATATTCAGCGCTCCAAGCTTCGTATAGAGGCCCGCAAGTGGATGGCTTCGAAGCTCGCACCGAAGAAGTACGGCGATAAATTACAGCACACTGGCGACGGTGGCGGTCCCTTACAGATTGAGCGGGTGAGATATTCCAAGGGTTAGGATTCCCAATGATTGGGACCCACGCGATTATCAGAGACCGCTTTGGGAGTTCTTCGAGAACGGCGGACGCTATGCTGCTGTTGCTTGGCATCGCCGCGCCGGCAAAGATGACGTGTTGCTCAACCTTGCTGCAACATGGGTAATCGATGATCCGGCAACGTACTGGCATATGCTTCCTGAGTATGCTCAGGCCCGCAAAGCGATTTGGAACGCTGTTGACCCGCACACGGGAATAAGACGAATAGATCAAGCTTTCCCGCACGAGATAAGAGCGAACACAAATGACCAAGAGATGTTCATCCGCTTCAAGACGGGTGCTACTTGGCAGTTAGTAGGATCAGATAGCTATGATAAACTTGTCGGCAGCCCGCCAAAGGGCGTTGTGGCGTCGGAATGGGCGCTCGGCAACCCAGCGGCGTGGGCTTACCTCAGGCCAATCATTGCGGAAAACGGGGGAAGAGCGGCCTTCATCTCAACCTACCGCGGAAGAAACCATCATTTCCGACTCGTTGAGCGAGCCAAGACAGACGACCTGTGGTTCGGAGAAACCCTAAGCGCAGAAGAAACCAGCGTATTCAGCCGAGACGACCTCGATAGGGAACGCCGTGAATACATAGACGAATACGGCTCAGAGGAAGGCGAACAGCTTTATCGCCAGGAGTTCCTGTGTGATCCGTCCGCCAGCATTCAGGGCTCATTCTATGGCGCTGAGATGCGGCGCGCTGACGATGACGAGCGGATCACTATTGTTCCGTACGATAGCGCTTACCCCGTCTTCACTGGCTGGGACTTGGGCTTCAATGACCAGACAGCTATTTGGTGCGCACAGCAGAAGGGCGATCAGCCGCGCATCATTGATTACATTCGTGGGCGCAATCAGAACCTCAGCCACTTTGCCAGCGCTTTGAGGGACAAGCCTTACGATTATGGCGGGCACTTCCTGCCGCATGATGGGGCAAACAAGTCGAAGCAGACAGGATCCAGCTACCAAGAGATGCTTGAAGCTGCCGGCCTAAAGCATGTGCAGGTGATGAGCCGCGCTCCGGACCTTGAAGCTGTTCTGCACGACATTAACACCGCTCGCCGAATGATAGGCATGGCGAGCTTTGACGCGAAGAAGTGCGAACACGGCATTGATAGCCTGCGCAATTACCGCCGCGAGTGGGACGATCGATTGAAAACGTACAAACAGCGCCCTCTGCACGATTGGGCGTCTGACGGGGCTGACGCGTTCCGAACCTTAGCCGTTGCATGGGATGCTGACCTGATGGTCACGACGCCTGACCTTAACTTTAAAATGCCTGAACTGGTGGTAGCTTGATGAATGAGATCGAACTGCCGGAAGGCATGGAAGAGAAAGAGCTGCTCAATCTCCTGACGGCTCAGCGTGAAGCAGCGATTGGCTTTGACCAAGACCGTGAGCTGAACGAAGACCGAGCTCGCGCTCTCGACTATTACAAGGGCCTGCACGAAGGCTATGTGAAGAAGGATCTGCCTGTAAGCGGTAATTCTCGCTCACGAGTGGTCACTTCCGAGGTTGCAGACATGGTTGAAACCAGCCTGCCGGACCTCATGGAGATCTTCACTAATGGCGATGACGTTCTGACGTTCCGCCCGGTAGGTGACGAAGACGAAGACGCCGCGGAGCAAGAAAGCGATTACGTCCGGCACGTGTTCTTTAACGAGAATGACGGTTGGATGTTGCTTTACAATTCGTTCAAAGATGCGCTGATTAGTAAGACCGGGATCTTCAAGTTCTATTGGGACATTGACCCGGAATACGAAGAATACGAGACCGAGGTTGACGAGATGGGCTTGCAGGAGTTGCAGGCGCTTGGTCTTGAGCTGGTTGATCAGTCTGAGCCGGACGAAAACGGCATTATGCAGGTGACGGTCGCCAAGATGGTCCGAGACGGCCGCATTGTGGTTGAGAACGTGGCGCCAGAAGACTTTGCTGTCACGCGCTATCACGGGCAGGTTAGCCTGAGAAATGCTGATTACGTTGCGCACCGCACACGGGTTACGCTGCAAGACCTAAGAGCCCGCGGTTATGATGAAGACCTGCTCTCGATGCTTCACGAAGCTGAAGACCATGACGAGGACGTAGATTACGCTCGAGACGTGGCGTACGAGAACCAGGACGAAGAAGACCCAGGCTCAGACGACCTGAAAGAGGTTGAGGTCATTGAGCATTATGTCCGTCTTGATAGCCAAAAGGACGGCGACACACAGCTCTTCCGGATTGTAACCGGCAATCATGAGCGGGTGATTTTGGAGCTTGAGAAGCGGGCACAGGTTGAGTTTGCGGCGATCTGCCCATTCCCTATGCCGCATCGCTTCTATGGTCAGTCAGTTGCTGACAAAACGGTTCCGATTCAGAAGTGGAAGACCTCGCTGTCACGGCTGGCGAATGATGCGTTTGCGTTCAATCTGCATGCGCGACCAGAGATTGGTAAGAATGAAATCGTTCCGGGCATGACGATGGAGCAACTCGCGGATCATGCGCCCGCAAAACCGTTTGTTACGAACACGGGGAACGGCGTGAAAATGCACGCCTCTACGGCTGATCCAAGCGATTACCTCCAGATGCTGGAGTATGTCAGTACGGTAGCGGAATCTCGGACGGGTATTGCTCGAAACGCACAGGGACTAAACCCTGATACGCTGCACGACACCAAAGGCGGTGCAGAGATCCTCATAGGGGCCGCTCAGAAGCGTGTGCGCTTGATGGCGCGGCTGTTTGCAGAGACTGGCTTGCGTGACTTGTTCATGGGTATCCACGAGCTGCTACGCTCCAATGCTACGATGCGTCAGACCGCACGGCTTAAGGGCAAGTGGGTTCCGGTTGATCCGTCTGCTTGGAAGCGCCGCAATGACATGGACGTGCATATTGGTGTTGGTTCTGGTGGCCGGCAGCAAGAGTTGCAGTCTGTGCGCGAGTTCAGTCAGGTGCTCATGGGCTTGGTTGAGTTGCAAGGCGGACCGAGTGGTCCGGTTGTGACGCCTCAGAATATCTATGCGTTTGCAGATCACTATGCCGATCGATTGGGCATCCGTGGGCCAGAGCGCTACGTGACAGACCCAGAGCCAGCGTTGCAGCAGCAAGCGGCGCAAGGTCCGCAGCCTGATCCTGAAATGCAGGCTCAAATGGCAGAGATGCAGGCCAAGCAACAAGAGTTCATGGCGAAGATGAATCTTGAGCAGCAGAAGGCATATCTGAAAGCCCAGACCGATCAGATGAAGATGGAGATGGAGGGCAAGCTAGCCGTCCGTCAGCAGGATATGGAAGCCCAGTTGCGGCGTGAAGAAGCGGCTAATCCAAACATCCGACCCGTAGACTTTGGCGGTCAGACTGGATGACCGAAAAAAGCACGTTTGGCCTTTGGGCAACCAGAGTAGAGGGCGGCGAATGGCATGCTCTCAGTGAAGAATGGTTGGAGAGCGCGACCGAAAAAGCTGCCGCAATCGGAATCCGCATTGGCGGCAAAGATATGGTTTATGATTTCGTCTTGGGCTGCTGGAGGCCCAATGAGCAAGAATTGCCGGATCATTGGTCTGGCGGTGATTGGGCGAGCTTTAAGTGACCAGCGAAGAGATAGCGCTTCAGCTGCTCAAGCCGATTTTTGAAGAAATGCGCGAGACTTGCCGTGAGAAGGCGGCAACTGGCGAGCTTGACGCTGATGGTGATGCAGAGCGCCGCAATCAGGTGATCAAGCTACGCCTCATAGACGAAGTTCATAACGACATTGAAAGCAGAATAGGAACACCAAATGACGATTGAAGCAGGACTCTCCGCTGAAGAAGCGATGGAGCAACTTGTCGAGATTGATGATGGCACTGAAGAAATCATCGAAACCGGCGCTGAACAAGCTGACGAAGCGGATGATTACGAAGAAGAAGATTATGCTGAAGCCGAAGACATCCAGGCTGAAGCGGACGCTGACGAACCTGAAGAGGCAATCGAAGGCGAGGACGAAGAAGAGGCAGACATCGAACCGGAAACGGTAATCGAGGCTCCTTCATTTATGGATGCGACCCAGCGTGCACAGTTTGCCACCTTGCCAACTGAAGCTCAACAGATCGTTGCGCGACAGAGCCAGATGCTGCAAGCCGATTACACGCGCAAATCTCAAGGAATAGCCGAAAAGAACAAGGCTTTAGACGCACGATTCCAGCAACTCACCACGCTTAAGACGGCGCAGGAACGGAGACTGGAAGAGTGGAACAAGGTTAATTGGCGAGATCTACAGCAGAACGTTAGCGCAGAGCAGTACTTAGCCTATCAGGCAGACCGCGATGCAGAGTTTGCTGACTACCAAAATCTCTCCCAAGCCTATGAACAAGAGCGCGCAGCCAACGTGCAAGCGCATGTTCAAGAACAGATGCAGCAACTGCCGACTGTTTTGCCGGAAGCTCTGGACCCTAAGAAGGGGCCTGCTTTGGTGAAAGAGATCCAGACTGCACTTCTACAAGCCGACATGACGCCGGACAGCATTCAGCTCGTCACGGCAAAGCAAATGGCTCTCGTGAATGACGCCCTCAAATGGCGTGCTGCGCAGACCAAGCGGAAGACCTTGAGACCGAAAAAGGACGCAAAAACGAATGCCCGGCCAATGAGGGCCAAGGCTCGTGCGTCTTCGTCCAATAAAGCGGGCAAGCGGTCGCAAGCTTTCAATAAGAACCCCTCCAAGCAAAACGCTATGGCGGCTCTTATGGAGATCGATTAACGCGAACCAGCTGCCCCTTCATCTGAAGGAATTGAGCTATGGCAGCTCCTACTAATACAGCGACCACCCTTACTCAAAAGGGTAATCGTGAAGACCTGACTGATATTCTTGAGCGCGTTGCACCAGAAGAAACGCCGTTCATGTCGAACATCGGCGCAGGTCAAAAAGCAACAGCCGTTTATCACGAATGGCAAACTGAAGACCTCGCCACACCGGCAGCTGATAACCAGGTTCTCGAAGGTGACGACACCACGTCATATGAAGAGAACGTCACGGTTCGTGTGGGCAACCATACCGAAATCAGCAAAAAGGCGTTCGTTGTTTCTGGTACGCAAGAGGCGGTTAAGACCGCGGGCCGCAAGTCAGAGATTGCGCGTCACCGTGCGATTAAAGGCCTTGAGGTCAAACGTGACCTTGAAGCAGCATTCTTGTCTGGCAACGCCTCTCGCGCACAGTCTGGCTCAACGCCGCGCCGTGCGGGTGGTATTCTAAGCTGGATCGAGACGAACAAGTCTCGCGGCTCGGGTGGTGCTGACGGTGGCTTCTCTGGAACCACGACAACCGCGCCAACAAACGGCACACAGCGTGCTTTTGCTGAATCGCAGCTTAAAGATGTCATGCAGGCCATTTTCTCAGCAAGCGGCAACTCTAAGCGGCGTCAGCTGTACATGTCTGCGGCTCACAAGCAGGGTTTCTCAGCCTTTACCGGCATCTCTGAGATCCGCACGCAGGTGAGCGGTGCTAAACAAGCGGTCATTCATGGCGCGGCTGATATGTACATGTCAGATTTCGGCATGCTGGTCGCGATTCCAGTTGCTTACGGTCTTACCCGTGACGTTCTGGTGATTGACCCTGAGTATCTCGGCATCTCAACCCTTCGTGCAATGAAGGAAGAGAAGCTTGCCAAGACCGGCGATAACGAAAAGCGTCACATCCTCTGCGAGAAGACGCTGGAAGTTCGCAATGAAAAGGCTCTCGGTGTCGTTGCTGACCTATCTTAGTTAGCTGACGCCTAGAGGCGTAGAGTGAAGCCCCTGCCATCCGGTGGGGGCTTTTACATAGGAGACGACATGTCAGACGAAGATAAAGACACACTGAAGGAAGAGCTGAAAGCCAAGCTCGAAGCCAAGGGCGTTGAAGTGGACTATCGCTGGGGCATTCCGAAGATGGAAAGCGTTCTGGCGGAGTTGGCGATTCAGGATGAGCAAGTCCCGGAAGAGACGGTCACTGTGCCTGAGTCAGATCCTGTCCTTGAGGGCGATGAGACGCCCTTGGAGGAAGAGCCAGAGGAGCCCGCTGAAGAGATTTTCGACGAAGAGGCGACCGAGCCTGCCCCAGAGCCAGAAGCGCAGCCTGAAGGCACTCTGCGTTGCCGTGTGACTAAGAAAGGCAATGAGAAGATCGCGACGGGCAAACGAGAGCCCGCATACTTTTCCTGGGAAGACATCATTTTTCTGCCGCCTGAAGCTGCTCGCCAGCTAGAGGAC